TTCACCTTGCGGGCCTTGCTCACCAGTGTCACCTTTTTCACCAGTATCACCCTTAGGGCCTTGTTCACCATCTTTACCATCAACACCATCTTTGCCATCAACGCCATCTTTACCAGGGTCACCCTTTTCACCCTTTTCACCCTTTTCACCTTGCGGGCCTGTATCGCCTTTATCTCCCTTAGGGCCTGGAATACCATCTTTAATATTTAGTTTGGTCTTCAGGCTTTCCCCATTTAGTGTTAGGTTGCCATCTTCAATATCAAAGTAGTCTGTATCAATATCTAAAATGAGTTCTTCTCTATTTTCCAATACTTCCAGACGTGCTAAAAGTTCACTGTAGGTTGGTTGAGTTTCCGCATCTACATATGTGGTAGGTTTTTGACGTGATTGAATAGAGAAAAAGGCACGTTCAATTTGACCTTCAATGTTAGTAAAAGAAACGATAATGCCAACATTAGATTGTAATAGGGTGTTAGGAATTTTGGCCTTACCATCAGCCACCGCAACAGGGTATGAAGTAGCCCCGTTTAGCTGTGAGAAATAAACCGTTGACGTTGCGTCAGTTTCAACGTAACAGTTAGTATCCCATTGCCATAATGGTTGTAATAATTTAATCAAATTGTTCTCCTAACAAAAAAAGGGCAAAGGCATTTGCGGCCCTTGCCCCTAGGTTATTTATTCTGTTGCAATAGTTTCTTCAAAGATTAGAAGTGTACCCGCATCATCTGAAGGGAGTGCGGTAAATGTTGCATCAATAGTTGTTTCTTCATCAGGCTTAAAGCTAAATTCAAAACCACTTTCAGCGGTGCCAACAATTGTTACTCTAATAGTTCCGTCTTCGCTGTCAGTGTGTACAAAACGGATAACATAAGATTTACCATTCTGATTAGCACTACCACCAATTTTAACGGTACGTTTGCCACCTGCTTCAGTTACACGCGCGGTAGAACATAGTTTTGAAAGGGTGTTACCATTCCATGTGATAATGCCGCTTTCAAGCGTTACTGTTTCACTTGTAAGGCGTTTCTTGACTACAATACCTAAATCATCTTTAGCTTCATAGCTTTCAGACTCATATTTAACAGACGCACCACCACTAATTAAACCTAGGATGTTTGCATCTGTTTCAAGTTCAGTATCAGTAGGAATTTCACCTGAAAATTCAGCGCAATATAGTTTGCCGCTACCTAATACAATTCTTTTTTCCATTTATATTTATCTCCTTGAATTTATATCAAAGTAAGTAATGATTTGCGGCAACCCTGTTTCATCATCTTCAACAGTGCCACCACCATTGACCGCAATGTAGCAGTCATTAAATTTTGGTTCATCAGCTACCGTGGTTAATGCTTCTACTAGCTTTGCTTCAATATCTAACGTTTCTTTTAGTGTGTTAGAAGTAATCCTAGTTTGTAAACGCCATTGTGATTTAATTCCATCATCTGAAGTGCGGTAAAGCTGGTAAGCAATTGACGGTAGTGTTTGAATAGATGTGCTAGAAAAGGCTACAGGCGTGATTTCAGTAGCACTTTCAATGCCATCCAATATATCTTTAACATTCATTAAATCAGCCCCTTAAAACAGTCTTGTATATCGCTTCTGTTTGATTGCGCGGCTGGTTCTAAGAATGGTTGCGGTTTATTGCCTTTGGTTGTAACCCAACCTTTAGACCCTCTATATTTCCACGGTGTCTTGCGTCCGTTACCCTTTGAACTGTAAATACCTGTACCAATTTCAACATAAGGGGCATATTCAGCGTTAGAGTAAATAACACCCTCACTACCATCTTCTTCAACTTCAAAATCAATGGAACGCCGCAAATTACCTGTATCTTTTGGGCAACGTTTGCGGGCGTCAGTTTGAACTAACGCACATGCTTTAGTCATTCCTTCATAAAGATATTTGCGGTCAAGGTCTTTTAGAAACTGTTCAATGTTATTTGAAACTTGACCCATTTATTTATCATCTACTTTTGTAAGGTAGAGTGTGTTGTAGTTACGACCAGGCATTACATAATTTACTTTGGCATTGCCAACTAACCAACCCTTAGAAATGTTTCTATCTGTTGTGTAACCCACATAGTTTGTTTCTGTTAGTTCTAAATCATTGGCCGCATATTCTTCAACACTTTGGTAGGTAAGGTATACAGGGGATTTGCCGCACGCTTCATAGTCGGCATATTCAAAATTATATTCATCACGTGCGGTGATTGGTTTATAGACATCCGTGTCTATCATTCTTGAAATAAACATTTCGCACCTCTATTCAACGGTGCGGATATGTTTATATTTGTTTAAGCATTTATAAATATTATCTGAATAATCACTATTGTAGGAAACGGAGTTCCCACCAGATGATTCACTAGAATATCCTTCGGCACCTAGTTTATTTATATCTTCAACACACATGCGGAAAAGTAGGCTATCACCTGTAGTGGGAAACTCCGAAATGTTGCAATAGTCTAGGAAAAATGCTTGCGCATTTTCAAGAATAATTGAAAGTATATCTTGACTAATAGAAGGGTACAGAAGCGTCAATTTATTTAACATAGACCCTCCTAATAATTATTTATTCTGCTGCACCAAAGTTAACAATAACGCTGTGTGTATCGTCTACAAGTGCCATTACACCGTGACGTTCATAAACAACAGTGTTATCTTTGGTTTCAATATCACGGTCTTGCTCTACAGAACCTTCACGCTTTACAAAGAATGTAACAGCATCTTTTTCAGTGATATAGCATTTGCCTTCAGGTACTAGCTTGCTGAATACTACAGGGATACCAGCAACAGTACCAAATTGGCCTGTATAAAGGATTTCGCCTTGCTTAGATGCCTTAAATTCATCATCTTTGCGGATTGCCGCACGTGCATCATTGCCCATAACAACAAATAGGTCAGTTGTGTCTTGCTCAACGTCATTTAGTGAAGCAACAGCATCAACAATAGTGTCATAGGTTAAAACACCATTTTCACTGTAGGTATTTGAAATGTTTTCAAGTTCTGCAAAGTATTCAGTGCGGATTTCATTTGCCATAGTCTTTGCCGCGCCATCTGATAGAACATCAACTACCATTGGGTCAGCCATAACATCCATATCATTGTATTCAAATGTTTGCTGGTAACGCTCTACAGTGTAGTCTTTAGCTACAAGCCCTACAGTACCTTTTTTAGCATTCTTAGCACCCTTGGCTAGCTTTTCAACTTCACCAGTGTAGGTGTATTTGTGGATTTTCTTAATTAAGCCTGCACTAGTTTGAAGTGAAGTATCAACGTTCATTAGTGAACGAACATCAAGTGCGGAATTTGCAATATCAGTGATTTTATTTTCAATAACAAAATTGTCATAGATTGTATGTGCCATCTTTAATATCTCCTTTAAGATGTTAATGATTTATAAATATCTGGATTGTTTTGATAAAGTTGTGACTGTTCCGCCAATGACATTTTGCGGAATTGCTCACGTGTTAATGTACCGTCTGTTGGTAGATTCTTTTTAGGGGTTGAAGTGGTCAAACGTTTCTCTACTTCAGCTTTAACAGACGCCTTAAATTCAGCTTCAAGAAGTGAAATGTTATTCATCATATCTTCAGCATCTTCAGCCAATACCAAAGAAGTTAGTTTAGTTGAAATGCCACGTTGTGATAAAACGTCAGCGGCTGTAGCTTTGTTTTCAGCTAGGGCAAGTTGCCTTTCTTTCTCCGCAATAGCATTTTCACGTTGTTTTAGTTCTTCTTGGAAACGTTCTTCATCATTCATTTTTGCAAGGCGTTCAGCTTCTTTAACAGCAGCATCTTTCTTTTTTTCAGCTTTCTTTAGTGCGGCCGTTACACGTCTATCTGTTTCTTGCTGTAGAAGTGATTCAACTTCTTCTTGTGTGTAAGTCTTTACTTCAACAGTTTCTTCAGTAGAGTTAGTTTCATTTGCTTCATTTTCCATAGTAAAAATTACCTTTCAAACGTGAGTTCTACAGGCAATTCTGTAGCCCTCTTTTAATATGTAAAAAGTTGCGGTAATTGTCCGCCCCTTGTCATTTATATTTAATTTTTATTGGGGGTTAATTACTTTATTTTGTCCAGCTTCACAATATAATTTGCGGAGTTCAGCCATTAAGCCTTCAACAAAAGAATTACCATTTTCCCGCACATAACAGGCATATTGTTGTTCTAGGTATTCCATAGTTCTAGCATCAATGTGACCTAGTGCGGTGTGTTCAGCATGTTCACGTAATATTTCACCTTTGATGCGGGATTTGTCTGATTCCCGCAAAACGTTAACAGTGGCTTCAATACTATTTAATTTTTTAAGTGCTTCAGTAAATTCTTCACGTTCTTTTTGTCTGTTCATTCTGCTATTCATAAAAGTGCCAAATTCTGAACGTGAATTTTTGTACAAAGAATAGATAGATGAAATGACCACGCATATAACCCCAATGAATATAGCAAGGTCTAAGATAGTGTAGTTTGCTAACAGGTCTAACATCAAACCTCCAATGTATAAGTGCAAGTACAATGCGGGTGATGTGGGATTAACTTTTCAAGTTCATCTAACGTAAAACGTTGCCCATTTAATTTTTTGCATTCATCACAACAATTAGTGCCTAAATACTTGCCATGTGTAAAGCCCATCTCCTTGTATTTCTGTGTTTGTGCATAAATTTGAATATGGCATGTTTCAGTGCGGGCAATCCTATATGCGTTGTATGCGCTGGTTTCCATATTCTTTTCAATCTCTTGTGCAATAGCCCACGGGGATAGACCACGTGCAACGCTATCTGCTAGTGATTTTTGTAACTGTTGATTTAGTTTTTGTTTGTTAGTCCAGATGCGGTCAGAAAATTCTTTGCCGTCTAAACACCATGTGTGATGTACCACGTCTTTTAGGTCAATCACTTGCGGCACTAAGAATGAGTCTTTAATTAGGCCCTCAGGTACGTTATCTTCTATTACCTGTTCAGTAATTTCATACATCTTTATCAGGTGTTTTTCTGTAATGCTAATTTCTTCTTTACCCAAATTAGTAAGGTTTTGGTTAATGTGTTCCAATAGACGCCAATAACGCCTGTTGCGGTAAAGGTCATTTATTAGAAGTTCATTTCCATTAGCTAAATCAGACACTACCTTTAACAATACTTTGTTAATTTCATCCCGCAATAATTCCCCTTGGGCCGCATACAATTTAGCTAATTCTTTTTCACATTCTTTAGTTGTTAACTTTAGATTGCGTTCATTGCGTTCTTTGATGCGGTCAGGCCAATAATGTTCTAGGTCTTTGCGGGGCATGACTAATCACCAAAATCATAGCT